GCGTTTTTCATCAAATCAGCCCCGAAATTTGCACCTACATTTTCAGCCCTTAAGATAGGGGGTTGATTAAATCGCTTTCCTATGTTAGATTGAGAGGTTGAAAGTGTTACGGTGAATTCTTTGTCATAATTTGTGCCCTTAAATGAGACAAATTCCGGCTTTTCTTCGTCTGAACCTATCTCAACATACATGATTTTACACGCTGATTCATCACCCTGAAAGGATTTAAGGGCTAATTCAGTTTGATTTGACTGATTCTCTTTATCATATCCGTTTTCTTCTCTTCTTTCGTCCTCTGATTCGCTGTTACCGGACTCAATATTAGCGGCACTTTCATTGTCTGCTACCTTATTTATCAGCATACCGGCAGTTAAGAAGTTGTTACGGGCGTTTCTGTTCGAAACATTCGCAATTCCTTCTTCTGTACTCATGTCTGTTAAGACTGTATCGCTCACAGGAAGAGGATAAACCCTTTCACCCTCGTTTGAGAAGTAAAGAATCTGACCTTTATAATTTTCCCATCCTCCAGCGGCTTCGACTTGTGCCGAAATTTCTACGGGATCCGGATTAAAGAAGTCTATATAAGATATATCTTCTTTTCTCCACCTTCTTAGATTTGTGAATCTACGACCCCAATCAGGATGTAAGGCGACACGATTGAATTCGAACGTTTCTAAATCCAACATCTCAAAACGAACCTGTTCAAAAGGTATGTGCTGCAGTTCGCAAATTTTAAAATTTGCGTTATAATTTACATGTAAAGCGAACCCGCCAAATTCAGCAAAGTCTTTACTTATCTGGTCTGAAATATAATCATTCGTTTGTCCTAATCTGTTTACGATTTTTTTGTAAAAATCAACGTCCTCAAAACCTTTTCCACTGATAAATTTTGCATACACATCAACACAAGATTTTCCGGTACCGGAAGCGTCAACGATTTCCATCACCTGTTGAGGGTAATCGTTACATTCTCCGTATGCCTGAACTTTGTAGGCTCTATCATTTCGAATCTCGAACCTTCTGTCTCTTTTTAATGTAGTTGCTTTCATAGAGTAAAGCGCTCACGGATTATGAACGCTTATTATTTGAGGGTTTAAACTTCAGGGATTGCAGGAACTTCAGGAACTTCCAAAGTAGGAGAGGTTTCCGTTTTTGTTTCTTCTGTTACAACAGGAACAAAAGGAATCACTTCTTTCAAAGTTTTCGCACGATCGATCAGTTCAGTCAAAAAACGTTGAGTAAGATTTTTACTTCCTACTTTTTCAGTTTCTTTGAACATTTCTTTTATCCTGGTAATGGTAACTTCGTTTTTCAAAAGAACGTGAATCTGAGAAACAAGATTTTCTTCAGCATCAATCTGGTTTTGAATTTCCAAATCTAAAGCGGCCTGATCGGTTTCTGACAGAACCTCTTCACCTGGTAACTGATAAGCTTCGATCAGTTCGTCCACGTTTTCAGGTAGCGTCTGAAAATACTGTCTACAATTCGGATTTGTCTTTAAATGATATAAAGACAAATCATCTGTGATATTTGCGTTCGACATGAGTAAGTCATTATCGAAATTTATAACGTCATGCAGTAATGCTCCAGCAAGTAATAAGAATACACATTTTAATTTTTCCATTGCATAATTAATTTTAAGAGAGATAAGTTGCATGTAAGCATCAAAGTAGCAGTTACTACATCCGCTTACTGTTTTGTGAAAAAAAACCTTACTTAATGTTTCAATTTCATTTCGCAAGGTTTCATTATTTTTTAAAAAGGTAATCAGTTCATCCGGTGTGGAGAACTGATTCCTGTTTAATTGTAGAGTCTTTAACCTTGTGATCATGCGATCAATCCGGCTAACATAGCTTCAGTAGCTGTAATGTCTGTGATAAATACAGACTTAGGCAAGCTCGTTTCTTTTGCTTTCGCTCCGGATCCTAACTTAAGTTCAAAGGCTACTTTATCAGCCATCAGTGTACTTGATTTCATTTCCATGAGTTCAAGACCTGAATCCCATCCGTAAGCTTCGTACTTAATTTCACCCGCAATACCGGTTTCTTTGTTTTCGCAAATAGCAACCACCCGGGCGAGTTTCAAACTTTCAACGAATGTTTTTGATAGCTGTGACTTCGAAAAGACACGCAACATTAATGATTGATCAAAGTCTGAATAGTACGTTCCCTTTACAAGAGCAGTGTCACCATCTACCGAATTGTCAAGCGTTTCAAAAACGTAACCTTTTTTCGTTGCTGCCATAATGATAGCAGAGATTACGTTGTTTGTTACAGTTGACAATACGCGGTTAACTTCCGTGTAAGACAAAAGATATACTTTACTTCCGGTTCCAGGAACAGAAGATTTAGCGCAATTCACGGCAATTAAGCCGGCGGCAATAGTTGAACAATCCATATAATTTACTTTTTTATTTCCTATTCAAAAGCGAACACATACAATCAAGTAGGTCCGCTTTTAATAGAATGGGTTTAGATTGCTAATTCGAATAAAGCCGGGTTCAACAGTTTGGCATCTACTTTTCCTTGTGCTTCGATTTTTACCTTTCGGGAATCCTTTTGATACCAAACATCGATATCACCAAAAGACTTGGAAGAGTCAACCCCTACTGCAAGGATATCCTTAGTTACATAAACAGCACGGTGAGGATTCAACCATTTAGCACCTGTATTGTACGAAGTGCGTATGATCACATCCCAGATAGGAATCGGAAGCAATGGAATGCCATTAAAAGAAAGGGTTTTGATTCCACCAATCAGATTCAAATACAATGCTTCAATTCCACCACCAACACTCATCAGAGATTTTTGATAAGCATCATAAAAAGACTGCGTACAAGGAATGAATCCGTTAGCCATACCACGTAAGTTCATGTCAGCACCAAAAACCAATGCAGGTAAATAAGTATCACGCACGTTTGCAGGAACTAAAGCCTGAAGAACATAGGTTGCACCAGCATTTTCTGCAATTGTAACCTTTTGAGCTGCGTTAGCAGTTGTTTGAGTCAACATCTGTTTCCAAAAACCGTCAATGATATTGAAATACTTCTTATCAGTTCCGGCGGTTAGCGTTCCACCGTTAGCGATAACATCGGCGGCTATATCAGAGAACCAAAACAAACGCATAATGAACTCTTTCACTGAAATTGCCAAAGCTTCAAGGATGATTGCCATATAATCACTCGAGGTGAAGTCATCGTAAGAAGTCCCGGTTTTCATTGAGTAAACGGCGGCGGTTGCTTCGATATCCGTACGGCATTGATGAATCAAAATTTCCCAACCTTTTGGAGACCATTTTACTTTACGAGTTGCAATGTTGTAAGCTTGTGCAACTGGATCACATCCCTGTTGAGCAACTCCAACCATACCACCCTTACCGATAAATCCGATTTCTTTGTCAAAGACAATGTTTTCGAATATGGTATGTAACAGAGAAATTTCAGGTGCCTGAATTACTTCATCCCAAAGGAGTTCTTTCACCGCTCTGATTTCTTCAGCGGAGAAGGTAAATTGACTAAAATCTAAAATTGCGGCCATTATTTTGTTTCTCCTTTCATTTTAGCACGTTTTTCACGTGTTTGGTTTCGTAACTCTTCGCCTGTTAAGGTTTTGTTTGCTGGTTTACCCGGGCTTTTAGTGCGTGGGGTTGCAACAAAATTACTGGTTACGTGATTGCTCAGTTCAGTAATGAGATTTTGAGCTTCAGTAAGAGCATTGGTTAACTCTGTTACTTGTGCTTCAAGGTTTTCAACTTCGGTTGCATCGGCTTGCGGTTCTGTGATTTCTGTCACAACTCCTCCGGATACAATAACCGTACGTTCATCGGGTAATTCGTATGTTCCATCAGGAGAAGCAACACAACCAACTACCAAGTCAGCTTCAGCACCTTCAGACGTGAACAATACTTTACCATCGGCATCCGTCCAATCCTGGTTAACAGGTTCGGTTTCGCCTTCCAATAAGTTCTTGATATTGCCTAAGGTTTTTTTTGCCTTATTCAATAATTCTTGAACCGTAATAGCATTTTTGGCCATTGGTTTTTTGGTTTTTAAATTAGTACTGTAAATATTTATTTTTGAAATGAATCCGTAATTAATCAATTCTTGTGCTGTGCGTTGTTTTTCTTCTTTCATAAGAAGTTCCAACTGTGCACGATCGTAACCGGTACGATCTGTATAAATGTCAAGAATTGCGTTCTGTTCTACTTCGATTGCATCGGCAAGAATTCTCATCTCTTCAGCCCTGAGCATATCCCATGAACCGCCGCGAACCTCATGAATCAAAGCCCGTGAATTTGGGTTTGCTGTTCTGTTTTCTAAAGGAGCGGCCAACAAGAGAACTACTGCCATAGAATGACAACCGCCCTCGATATTACAGAATAAAGTTTTACCGGAAGTTCTTAAGACATCGTAAATTCTCATACCTTCTGAGACGGTTCCCCCGTCACAATCAATATTGAATTTAAATTCTTTCTCTTCCGGATTTTCGTCAAAGACTTTATGAATAGCATCGGCTGAAAAAGAGAATGGATCCTCTTCTCCGAAAAAGGAAAAGAAAATATCCTCTTTGTCAATCGCTTTATATACTCTGATTTCTTTCATCTGCTATCTTTTTGTTTTAACTACACAAAAGTATATTTTAGCTAATATTTGCAAATGTCAATTTTCTGACAGTGCACAAAAAAGGGTCAGAACTTCACAGCCCCAACCCTTGTCAACAACAAATTGTAATTTTTAAAAGGTTCCTCTGTCCTCAATTTTAGAATAGTTTACATCGGCCTTTCTAATATCTTGTATAGTCGAATAAACTTTTAATTGTTTCATGATCTCATTCATTTCTCCTTTGGTTATTCCACCACCTGAAGAGATTGTTTGTCTTGAAGTGTAACCACCGTCCGGAATTGTATAAGGTTGATTCGAGAAAGCATCACCACCCCCAGCTATATTCATAGCTGAAAGAATACCCCCAAACATAGAAGTAGAATTTTTATTTATAATTGCTTCCCCTCCTTCAGCTTCAATTGGAATACCGCCCCGGGCGTGTGACTTTCCTTTTAATAACATACCTCTTGAAGCTTTTGGAACGGGTGTTGCAATAATGGTAGCGAGCTCTAAAGCTCCTGTTACACCCGCGGCAATAGCCAAAGGAATACCGGCCGGACCTATTTTTAATTGCGCCATAATTGCGGCTGCTGTATTTATTATTACGCTCATAATATTTAATGCCTTATCCCTTACGGCTTGATCGTGTGCTATTTTTGCTTTCTTCTTATCCAGTTCAGCCGCTGAGGCTGCTACTCCATCATCGTGAACTTTTTGAGTGATTAGTCCTTTTGCTAATCGATCATCTAAATCCTTTGTCTTTGTCGTATTTGATTCTTCAGCATCTTGTAACTGTCCGGCTTCAATTTGTTTTGAAAGATTATTACCGGCTGTAAGAATTTTCATTGATTCATCGGCCCACTTCTTTATATTTTCAAATTTCCTTTGAAACTTTTCGTTTTCGCTATCCGATTCTAACTTGTTGAATTTAGCATTGATGAGCAATACACTTGCACCGCTCGTTTCGGCTGCCAATAATTCAGCTTTCCTTTGCGCTTCGAGTCCTTTGAGTTTTAAAGCATATTCAGCATCAATATTCCCCTGGACTAATTCAAGTTGATTATTCAGGTCTGTTTGTTCAGCATCTAATTTTCTTTGACGTTCTTTTTCATCATAGGAGAAATTAGCTTGAGCTTCTTTGGTTCTTGATTGTTGAGTAATCAAAGCAACTTGCTTGTCATGCTCTGCCTGATAGAGTGGATCAGCCGTTAACTTTAAATTTTGTTCTTTGATTTGTTCGTCGCGATCCTGTTTTATTCTGAGAAGCTCTAAGAAGTAAAGTTGTTCAACGGTCTGTTTTTTACCTGCAATAATTTCATCTGATTTACTTCTTTCAAGTGTCATCTCGT